CAACATTGACAATAGTACATATAACAATGAATTTGAAACGTTCATTACAAACTGGTTTATGCCTACAGGTTATCGGCTTAAACTAAATCTTGAACAGACAAAGACTATTAGACTTAAACCTAACCCTCAAGACGGTGCAATGTTTGGTGTTGTAGACGCCAGTAATAATCTTGCTACGTTTCCTCTTATTATCGATGGTAACGGTTCTCGTATTGAAAGCGTAACTGATCTAACTTTGAATACTAATGGTTTTGAGGGAACATGGTTTTATCGAGCAGACAGGGCAAATTGGCAAAGAGTTTCTGATTTACTGGTAACAGATGAGTCTCCGTTTCCTAAAGAGTTTGACGATCTCTTGATTATTGGCCTTGCTTTTAGGCTTGATCCTCGTAACGGCTCTGGTATTAATCAAGCTAGTGCAAATCGTTATCAAAGTATGCTCCGTAAATTTCGGGCTCGTTACTCTCAAATTCAAGAACGACCTCTTGATCGTTCTCTTTCTGATCTTGACGGAAATCAACGCCGGTATTGGAGAGGTTATAGCCTTAATGGAGAGTTTGAGCGTGGAAGTATTTTTAGATGGTAAAAGGTAAATAATAATGCAAGACCTTCCTCTTTTTCCTAGCGATTATAAAAGGCTTGTAGCTAAAGAGGCGTATATTCCTCTTATTAACCGTTTTGCAGAATTTAATCCTTCTCTTAACGAATCTAAGGTTTCTTTGATTTCTAGGCCGGGTCTTCGGTTTTTTGCAACTGCCGGAACAGGGCATGTTCGTAAGATTTTTACAGAAGCAGGGGCTTTTAATGGCGACGCTTTTGTAGTCAGTGGTAACAACCTTTATCGAGTAAATGCAACTACTGGTGTAGTTTCTGACCTTGGAGCTATAAGCACTTCTTCCGTAGGTGATGTCAGTATGGCTGCTACGTCTCCTATTGGTACTGATGTACCTAGTTATTTGTTTATTGCAGAAGGACAGGTCCTTTGGTTGTACACTGACAATGGACACGCACGAGGACAACTTCAAGCTTCTGGCGCAATAGCCAATAACGATAAAATTCAAATTGATGGTATCTATTACCAATGGACAAACGCCAGTGTTGATGCAGGGACACCTGATGGTTCTTTAAGCAATCCTTGGTTAGTCGATCTAGGTGGTAACAACTCTGAAGCTCTTACTAATCTGTTTATTGCAATTGACTCTAACGGAGAACCGGGGACTACTTATTCAACTAATCTAGTTGAAAATCCTAATGTCGAATCTTTGAGTTACGGAGCAAATGATTTATTTGTTCAGGCCAAGGTTCCGGGTGCAAGTGGAAACACTATTTCAACAACCGTAATTACAGGGGTCAATCTTTCTTGGAGTGCCACTACTTTAGAAGATGGTGGTACGGATCAACTTTCACAAGTAACTACTCCTGATGATGCTGGTGCTATTTCTGTGGCGCATATTAATTCGTTTGTTATTGTTGTTCCCGTTCAAAGCGATGATATTGGTACAGTAGGCAGGTTTTATTGGGTTGATCCCGGTGAACGAACGATTGATCCTTTGAATTTTGCAACAGCAGAAAGAAGCCCTGATCGTATTAATCAGGTAATTACTTTTTCTGATATGTTCTGGTTGTTTGGAGATAGAACCACAGAGCCTTGGGTTACTACTGGTTCTCCACAATCTCCTATGCAAAGATTTCAAGGGATTATTTTTGATAGGGGTTCGTGGGAAGGAACAGCCGTTAAAATTAGAGACAGTATGATCGTGGTAGACGAGGAAGGCGCGGTATTTATTATTAATAACGGTCAACGTCGTATTTCTAATTCAGGTATTGAAGAGCGAATTAGACGCTCTATCCAAATACAAGCTAAAAGGTCTATATAATATGAGCGTTCAATTCATGGATAACTTCTCTATTTACGGAGAGGACGAAACTATTATGTTGCAAGGAACAGCTTGGTCTGCTGTTTCTATGAGTACTTTGTTAAACGATCCTGATGGTGTATCTGGTGGAAAAGTGTTTCAAATTAAAAACTCAACTAGCTTTCAACCGTCTTTGATTGTTCCAACAGCTACAGATGTAATTAATGTAGCATTTCGTTGGTATGTAAGTACTCAACCTGAAAACTCTAGTCGTTGTCCAGATGTTGAATTTAGGGATGTAGACAATAGTGTACGATATATTGTACGTCAAACTGTAGTAGGTGGTTTGGAATTGGTCCGTACGGATGGGGCAGGCTCGGTTATTGATAACATTGAGCTTGCAGGTTTTACTACTGTAGCAACTTCTGGCGCTGTTCTTAGTAACGCTGTTTGGAACCACGTAGAGGTTAGCCTTAATCGTACTACTGGTGTTTATACTATTTGGGTAGAAGGTGTAAGTGTTCTAAATGGAACAGATGTTTCTCCGGCAACAGGAAATACCTCTATTGTCGCTTTTAGAGAAAACTGGCTTCCTTCTGCGGGTAGTTCTAATGCTAATATTTACATCAAAGATTTAGTTATTTCAGATAATAACGGAAGTGTTAACAACGCACAAATTGGTTCGGTTCAGGTTGTAACTCTTTCACCAAACGGAGATGTAAGCTCTGGATGGACTCGTAGTTCTGGTTCTACTGATTATGAACTTGTAGACGAACTTACACCAGATGATGCCAATTATATTGAAGCGGGTAGTACTCTTCCTGCGGCCAGTATTATGACACTGAGTAATTTGCCGCCAGATATTGTTGGTATTCGGGCTTTGCAAACTATGGTTCGAGCCTTGAAAACAGATGGCGGAGATGCGACCCTTAAAGTCTCTTTGGTTTCAGGTGTGGACGAAGACGCCGGAGCTACTCACGCAGTCCCTACTTCTGCTCAATATGAATGGGATATTAGCGAATTTGATCCGGCTACTGCGGCTCTTTGGACGCCCATCGCCGTAGATGCTGTAAATATTAAGATTGACAGGACTCTTTAACAATGGCTGATATTCGGGCTTCTCAAGTCCAAGTACTTGCAAGTATTTCAGAACCTTCTGAAGAAACGCGCGTATCTCAAGCAGCTTTACTTGTTGCTGAAGATTCAGACGGGGGTGATGTAAGGACTACTCAAGTTCATGTATTAGCTGCCGTAAAAGGGCGTGTAAATGATCCAGCCATCAGAGTTTGGACTGCGACGATTGATGGTCATGATTTTTATTTCTTACGTCTAGGTAATGAAGAAACCCTTGTTTATGATGTACAAACTGAACAATGGTATGTTTGGGGTGACTCTGATACTTTTTTATGGGGTGTATATACCGGAACAAATTGGGTTTCTGGTAATAAATTTGCCAGTACATTTGGTTCTAATATTCTAGTGGGTTCAGACTCTTCGGGTTCTTTGTATCTACTTGATCCTGATAAAGATAAAGATGATTCTGCTGTTGTAGGAAGGGATGCACAGGCTTTTACTCGTAGGATTACAAGTCAAATACCTGTTCGTGGTTATGACAGAATTAGTCTTTATCAAATAAATCTTCTAGGAAGTACGGGTAAACTTACTGACGAAACTCTTACTTCTATAACTTTGTCTTATTCAGACGATCAGGGTGAAAATTATACTGTAGCAGACACAATTAATATTCCGAATGACGCTTTGACAGCTAGGGCAACTTGGCTTAGTTTGGGAAGTTTTGAGCAACCGGGTCGTCTTATCCGTATTGAAGATGAAGGGGCTCTACGTCGAGTAGACTCTCTTACCATGAATTTGAATGTGAAAGAACAATAAATGTCTTTTAATGATATTAACCAGATGTTTTCTATTGTTGATCCTCAAACAGGAAAACCTACTGATTATTTGATGAGATTACTTAGAGACCGTGGAATAGACGTAACTAACATAGAAGATGTTGTTCAGGTTCTTCAAGAAGATGTAGACGCTATAAAACTAATTCTAGACGTTATAAATGGTACAGTTTTTACTGCTGGTACAGGACTTGAAGGGGGAGGCGTTCTAGGGACTAACGACCCCATTGAGTTTGATTTAGAGAATACTGCAGTTACTCCCGGTAGTTACACTAACACTAATCTCACGGTAGACGCACAAGGCCGTATTACGGCTGCTGCTAACGGAGCCGGTGGTGGAGGGGGGTCCTTATCCTTAATCAGCACAGTGACCACATCAGCTTCACAGGCAACAGTTACGTTTTCCAGTATTCCGGGAACATTCAAAGATTTGATATTGGTTGTGAACGCGAGAGGAACCGCATCTACGACAGCGGTAAATGTCCTTTTGAGAATGAATGGAGATACCGGAGCAAATTATAGTTATGAACGGATTAATCCTTTTGGGTCGGCTTTTGCCGCCGCAGGCACATCAATGGAAGTCGCCACTATAAACGCTGCTACAGCTCTTGCCAATAGGGGTACTTCTTTTGAGCCCGCAGTATTTAATTATGCTGACACACTATTTCATCGACAGATGACTTGTTTTCAATATATGGGAATAACCAACACCGCATCAAATTTCTTTCAAACCTCCACAGGAGGCTTCTGGAACAACACTACCAATGCAATAACCCAACTTGACTTGCTTCTTTCTTCGGGTGCATTTGTGGATGGCTCAATCGTCAGCCTGTATGGCAGAGGGTAACCTTAATTGAGAACTTATAATTTAGATAAAATAGAAAAAGCAGTTTCTCAATACTCTGAAGAAATTGTTGGATTTAACCCTTTAAAATGGGTTAGTAATCTTAATAACGTTGCCTTGATTAATAACAACGACGACGTAGCATTGTTTGAAAGGCAATATTTAAACCCTAAAAGTGTTTGTGGCCACTACTTCTTCTTCTCTCGTGGTAAGAAAGCGTTAATTGCTGCCAAAGAGTTTCTTAAAGAAATCTTTAAAGATGAATACGATATAGAAATTATATTAGGACTAACACCTACGGATCATAAAGGGGCTCTTTGGATGAACAAACAATTAGGTTTTAAAAATCAAGATATTATCGAAGGTGTCACAGGCCCCGTACAGTTGGTAATGATGACCAAACAACAATGGAAAGAGGATAACGTATAATGGGTGCTATTTTTGGAGGAAGCAAAAATTCTGGTCGTTCTGAGAACAGGGCGTATGGGGATCTTAATCAAGCGTTTAGTCCTTTGTTTGGACAGGCAACTAGCGCAGCTAATAGTTTGTCTCAATTACTGGGTGGCGATGCGACCGGGTTTAATGCGTATAAAGACGCTACGGGCTTTAACGCAATAACAGAAGAAGGTTCGCGAGGTATTACTAATAACGCGGCTGCTCGGGGTCTCCTGCGCTCGGGCGCTAGCGGTAAAGCCCTTGCTAATTACGGTAATGAAATGCAAAACCAATACTCTAACAACTATATGCAACAGCTTTTAGGTCTTGGTGGTATGGGCCTTAACGCTGGTCAACTTGTTGGCAGTGCTGGCGGTGTCTCTACGCAAAAAGGCAAAAGCAAAAACGGTCTTGGTGGTCTAATCGGTGGGGCTCTTAGTGGCGGGATGATTGGAGGATAATCATATGAACCCTTTATCTTTACTTTTTGGACAGCAATCAGCCGCCCCTATGGCTGGAACTGCAAGTAATCCTCTTGAAGGAAACCCTATTGAAGTGACTGGTCAAACAGCACAAGATATTTATGAAGACTTTACTCTTAACAATCGGGATGCTATCCTAGAAAGAGATAGTATTGCTCGTGAAGGGGCTGAAGCCTCTGATCGTAGCGGTATTTTTGGAGCTAAAGGAACTCTTCGAGATATTCTTGGAGTTCTTGGTGATGCTTTCCTAATCCAAAGCGGCAACGCTCCCATGTATGCGCCTCGCAGGCAACAAGAACGTATGTCTGATGCTATGGCAGGTTTTACCCGTGATCCTATTGCTGCGGCTGAAAGAGCTACCGGGGTAGACGCAGGTTTTGGTACAGAGTTTTTTAACAACGTACAAGGTTCTCAAATTGCCGGTCAAAATGCTGAAACACAAGCTCGACGAGCGGCTACAGGTAATGCTGATCTTGCACGTAAAACGTTTAACGATGCATTAGCAACGGCTTCTCAAATGATGGCTACTGCTGTCTCTTCTGGTGATCCTACTCTAATTGCACAAGCTACTCAAGGTATTGAGCTTTTGGCTCAGCAAACAGGAGTACCTGTAGAAGCTCTTATGGCTGGCGTCGATCCTCGTCTTATTGCAGGCCGTGGAGCTACAGTAAGTCAAAACCTTCGTCTTCCTCTTGAGGAACGCAGGGTTAGTGTTTCTGAAGGACAACTTGATGTTGCTCGTCAACGGGCTGAACAATACGCTCGTTCGCTTGATATTCGGGAGGGAAGTGAACGTTGGGATAGGCTAATGGACGCCGTAGGTGTTGGACAAGACGCTATGGTAGAAGAGGGTCGAAATCGTAGAGCAGCCGAAGGCTCTCGTGGTGGTCGTCGCCCTAGAGCTTCAACTACTTCTCCTGTTTCGGGTTTACAAATTCGACCAGTTGGTCAATAAACAAAGGTAACTAAATGCCTAATATTTATGAGATTACTGATCCATCTTCCGGTAAAACTTACCGTATGGAAGCAGATGATGGTATTACTCAGGAACAAGCTCTAGAACAGTTTCAATCTATTCCTCAAGAGGAATGGAATGCTTTTGAGTATTCTCCTCCTGTGGCACCAGAACCTACCGCTGCTCCTACAACGACTAATCCCCCTGTAGCTACTGCTGGGGCTGTGCCTAACGAAAGTATTGGTACATCAACAGTGGTTGATAAACTTACCGGAGAGCCCTACGTTCCAGAAGAACCTTTGACACAACAGGAAATAGAACAACGTGCTACGGGTAAAGTAACTATTTCAGCAGATCATTATAAAATGGGGATGGATAATCTGTTTGATTTTTCCCCTACAAATAACACTCTAGCTGATGTAGACAGAGAAGTTCTGAGGGAAATGGCTAATGACCCCACTGTTCCTTTGAAAAGTCTAAATATTTTTATGCAGGAAAGGGGTGTGTTACCTTTTTCTCAAGAACGTCTTGATGAAATTGCTAAGGCTCGTGAAGAAGGTATTCTTTACGGTTCTGTTGTACAAGAGAACCCTGTTCAAGATTTAGTTGATACAGAAGCTTTAGCTGTAGAATATTCTGCTGAAGAAACTGGTGGAGACAACTGGTTTGCACAAATCAGCAGAAGTATTACTGAAGGATGGGCTGATCCAGCTTCTCTTGTCAACTATCTTAGTCGTAGTGGTGCTGATCTATTTGACCTTTATCAGGATGAACTTAAAGAGAAATTTCCTGATGCTACACCTGAAGAACTAGATCAATTAGAAGACATGTATATTGCTTGGGAAGCTCGTAAAATAAGCGAAGCGGCCCAACTCGGCGTATCTAAAGATGATACAATACCTTGGCTAGTAGGGCAGTTTCTTGCTATTGAACCTTACGATCTTATTCCCATTGGTCGGGGCGCAAGCGCCGCCCGTAAAGCATCTCGCTTTGCTGAAGTCTCTGGTAAAAGAGCAAGAGATGTGGCTCGTGGTGCTATTGTAGATACAAGTGTAGCTGCGATAGGTGATGTTGTTGGTCAAGGTCTTGCTATGGCTGATGGCGCTCAAGATGAGTTTGATCCCCTGCGTACGGCAGCTAGTGCTGCTCTTACCGGGGCTCTTAGTGTTGGTCTAAATGCCATCGGACGAGAAGCTGGTAGGTCTGTACGACCTTCTTCTATTGATACTACTCCTTCAGGTTTTAGAAATAGCGAAGTAGAACTACCAGATAGTAGCCTTGCCAGAAACTCTGAACAGTACCGTACGCAACTTAGTGATACCTCAGCTAGTCTTCAGACCCGTGCCACTGAAATGGCAGGAAGGTGGTCTCATGCGCCTAGCGAAGTAAGTGTTCTCTCAAGGTTCACTGAAGAAAATGCGCCGGGTATTGACTCTAAAGCTCTTGGTGTGTATACCGAAGATGGTCGTGTACTTTTAAATACTGACGCCATTATACGTCAAGCAGAACGTCGTAACGTATCTGTAGAAGCTATGACGGATAGTGTGATGTTCCACGAGGCTCTTGGTCATCACGGCCTTACACAGATGTTTGGGGGCCAACTTGACGAAGCTCTTGACGTGTTTTATACACGGGGAGCAGGTGAGTTTAGAGATGTTGTCGATACATGGATTACAAAAAACCCAAAGGCCTATGCTGATGGGGACCCGAACGGTATTTACTCTCGGGAAGACTATCAACGTATTCGGGCTACGGAAGAAGTTCTTGCTGAGTGGTCCGAAAAAGATGGTAACATTGTTAGTGACTTCTACGACGTAATTGCTAATCTCGTAAAGAACACTGCTCGTCGTATAGGTGTCGACTTTAAGTACTCTAGCCGAGAGGTTAAGAGTATTCTTGCTGTTTCTCAAGAGAATGTACGCAGTGGTAATCCGACTGCTGAAGTGCCGGGTGTCGTAAAGAACGCTACGGTTTATCATGGTAGCGGAACCGATTTTCATCGTTTTGACCACAGCTTCATGGGTAGTGGAGAAGGACAACAAGTTTTTGGTTGGGGGACTTATTTAACTGATGTCAAGAACATTGCTGAAGAATACCGAAGCAAGTTTAGTCGTCAAGACACTTCTTTTGGTGGTCGTCGTGGGCCTATTTGGCAACTACGCGATATTGCAAAAGCTAAAGCTGAAGAAGCAGGTTTAAGCGAGGGAGCTATAGACGCATTAGACTCAGCTTTTTCTGTTAAATCTCAATTCTACCCTGACAGGGAAATCACAGGTCGTACGGTCTATGACAATTTTCTTGCTACTGTAGAAGACCCTGATTGGCCGCAGATGCCTCAAGAATTTCGAGACTCTCTTGATGAAGCTGCTAAATTTGTAAACGACAATTACAAAGTAGAATATTCTGGTAAAGTTATGGAGACAGAAATTCCAGACGACGCCAAATGGCTCGAATGGGAAAACCCTCTTAGTGAACAACCTGAATTTCGTGAAGTTCTTAAAAAAGCAGGAATTAATATAATTCCTGATGAAGAGTTTCATAAACTTAATGTAGAGTATGCTCAAAAGTTTGCTGAGCATCAAAAAGAAGGGAGTAACGCCCAAAATGACTTTCTTCCTGAAGTAGAGCAAGATCGAGCTTTTCGAAGAGTACAAGAACTTGCACCTGAAGTACAGGCTTTGCGAAAAAAGCTTGAAAACGTCGTAGGTGACGAAACCGACGGTCGAGATATATATGCAGCTCTAAGTGAGAAACTTGGAGGAGATGAAGCTGCATCTAAGTTTCTTCGAGACAACGGTTTCACTGGTAACAGGTATCTTGCGAACAACCTTCACCATAACCAACCACGTAAGAACGACGGTAGTGATAAATTCAACTACGTGGTTTTTGACGACCAGACCCCTAAGATTGTCAATAAGTACATGAGGGGTGACGATCCTATCGACCCTACTGAACTTACAGCAGAAGACCTTGTAGCTTCGGAAGATGCTTTGAAGCTTCTTGAAAGGGTTACTCGTAACTATCAACCTACTCCTGTTGAAATTGATTCTGTTGTTCAGGATTTAACTGCCCGTAACGTACAACCTAATCAAGTAATTCGTTTAGCTCAAATTAACCCCGGAGAACTTGTTAAACGTAGACTGCGTTACGATATTGCTGCTCAAAAACTTAACGAACGTGCGCTGGACATAATGGAGGATATACGAACTAAAGGTTTTACACCTGAAAAAGAATTTGAACTTATCAAAACAGAAGATACTTTGGAAATAATTGCGGAAAGTGCTTTTAAACTAGAGAGTGAATTTGCTCGGGCTCTTAACGCAAATAAAAGGATGGTTTGGACTCGTAATAAAGCGAATACACTAAAAGAGTATCTAAAGAAAACAGGCCGAGAACACCTTAGCGATCCTGAAGAATTTCTCAGGTATATGCAAGGCAGAAAAGAAGCCCTTGAAAAAGATATAAGAAATAGCAACGGAGAATATTACAAGATACCTCTGCTTGGCCGAAGTGTACCTCGTAGTTGGTTATCAGTGACTAACTTCCCTCGTGCTATTATGTCTTCTATGGACCTTTCTGCTCCTCTTAGACAGGGTTTGACTTTTGTAGGGAATCCTGAATGGGTTCGTAGTTTTATTACTATGTTTTCTATGGTTGGTAAATCAGGTAAACGTAACTACGATTACTTGATGAAATCTATTGGGCAACGTGATACCTACGACCTTATGTTAAGGGCTCGTTTGGCTTTCTCTGATCTAGATGGTAAGCTATCGTCGCGAGAAGAGGATTTCCAAAGTGATCTTGCTCGTAAGGTTCCCGGTGTTAAATGGTCAGAGCAAGCTTATTCTGGTTTTCTTAACAAGCTTCGGGCCGATATGTTTGATAAGTATATTGAAAAATTCAAAGGTCTGAAAGATAAGGACGGAAACCCGTATATTAAAACAGACGCAGATGGCAATATACTAAAAGACAAAGACGGTAATCCTGAAATAGACTCACAACTTCTGTTAGACCTTGGTAGGTTTATTAACTCTGCCACAGGCCGTGCTGAACTTGTAGGGGGTCTAAAAAGCATGGCTCCTCAGCTTAATACTGTTCTATTTTCTCCTCGTCTTATTCAGAGTCGAGTAAATATAATTGCATATGCTCTTCAAGCAGATAAAGCAGCAGCAGCTATTAATGGAAACTTTGCTGCTCTTAATCCTATAGTGAGAAAAGAATTGTATAAAGAACTATTTAAAATGGGAAGTATTGCTGCCCTTACTATGGGCGCAGCTATTATGATGGTTCCTGATGCAGAAGTAGAGATAGACCCTCGTAGTTCGGATTTCCTTAAAATAAAAATAGGAGATACTCGTTACGATATTCTTGGAGGGTATGGACAATATTTAACTTTTGCAGCACAGTATGCTTTGTGGCAAGCAAATCAAATTGGCATTACAGATATAGACGAAAAGAAATCTGCTAGTACTGGTAAAACAAGTAGAATTGAAAAGACCAATATCCCTTATTCTGAAAGTATGTTTGATAGGACTTGGCGTTTTGTTAGGGGTAAACTTTCTCCTGATGCTAGTTTTGTAGTAGACGCGCTAGACGGTGAAAATGTTATTGGAACACCTTTCAAACTAAATCCTTTTGATTCTGAAAGCGTTATTTTCCTTGATCCGGACAGCGCTACAACCAGCCGTATCATGCCTATGCACTGGCAGAGTATGGTCGAAGCTGCTAATGAAGAAACAGGATTTTTCGAGGCAACTTTAAAAACTATGCCGGGTCTCTTTGGGGTAGGTATAAGTACATACGGAAACAGAGCGACAGACCCGGAACAACGTCTTGAAGTAAGTCGTGAATTTTCCATGAAAGATGCTGTTCCCGGCTCTTATGAAACAGTAAACATAGATGAAGAGGGTGTTGTTACTCTTTCTAAATCAACACATGAACAATGGGAAGGTACGGTAAATAACTACTTTAAACAGCTTGTTGAAATTTATGCTTCAGAAACAGGACAAGCTTGGGAAAACCTTCCAGACGAAGCAAAGAAAGAAATAATTGAAAACGCCAAATCTGATGCTAGAAAGTATGCTAAAGAAGATATGCTTGAAATCATCTTTGAAGATTAAAACGCTAACCATGAAAGGTTCATTTTAAAATGCGTACCTCGAATATATTATTTAGTCAAGGGCAAACTTTGGCTTCAAAACAAGAAATGTTTAGGGAAGGAGCTATGTCTGTGCCACCTGCTACTGTAGCTACTATGACTCTGCTTGGAGTGTCCCTAGAGAATTGGGTACTTATCCTAACATTGGGTTGGTTAACTTTTCAAATTATTTGGTTTATTTATCTAAGAGTAAGTGATGTTATTATTGCTATTGAAAAAGCAAAAGAAGAAAGAGCCCTACGTCTTCTTGAAAAGATTGAACAAGAAGTAAAGAAAGAACAACAGAAAGATGGCTAATAAAAAAACAATAGCCGGTATTGTTGTTATTGGTTCTCTTGCTATTTCTGTTCCTCTTATTGCAGAATGGGAAGGTAAACGAAACGACCCGTACCGGGACATCGTAGGGGTATGGACAGTCTGCTACGGTGAAACTAATGTTCCTATGAGGAGCTATAGTGATGAAGAATGTACAGCAATGCTACGAGAGTCTGTTAGTATTTATCAAGCAGGAGTTCTCAAGTGCACCCCTACTCTTGATGGCCGACCTTATCAATTGGCTGCTGCCACTTCTCTTGCATATAACATTGGCTCTCGTGCTTATTGTCGAAGTACAGCAGCCGTAAGGTTCAATCAAAAAGACTTTGCTCGTGGTTGTGAAGCTATTACATGGTACAACAAAGCGGGAGGGCGAACCGTAAGAGGTCTTGTTAATCGCCGCAAAGAGGAGTACAAGATATGCATGACTGGCTTGTAAGCGGTCTAGGAATTTGGGCTCGCATTAAAGACTATGTATTCATGGCTACGGCAGTAGCTCTTATTGGTATGACTGTCAACTGGTACATCACTGATAACAAACTTGAAAACGTACGTCTTGAACTTAGGGCAGAAGAAGCTGGGCGTCTTGCTGACCGAGAAGGTTATCGTAGGGCTCAGGCTGAGTACGAAGCAGAACAACTGGCCGAAAAGGCTCGAATTGAAAGGGTAAACAATGAACGTATGCGAAAAGCTGATGAAGCTTACAACAGTCTCGTTGCTGAGTATCGCGCTAATCTCGTGCGCTGGCAACGGGATAGAGCCACTAGAGGTACGA